CACTCAACATAGGTCCAACTGATCCACCGCCAAGATATTTTGGCACCTGAAATGTGGAATATTTTGCTAATGGTATCGTGAAGCCATCAATTCCAACATTGTTCTTTATTCCATTTACAACTTTATCAAACATCTCTGTCATGTCTATAATGAACGGGAGAATGAATTTGATTGCAGAATCCATTCCTTCACGAAGTTCTTTTTCACCAAACAAAACAAATGTGATAAACTTTAAGAATCCACCAAGTGTAGCAACAAGGGTATCAACTATGCTGCCTCCTTCTTTCCAAATTTTTATACCATCAAGAATACCGTTGATTAATCCACCAATAATCATTGCTGGCACAAATAATTTGGCTAACAGAGCAAGTATTGAACCACCACTAAAGAATGTTGTAAACGCACCAACAATACCTGTAATCAAACCACCAATTAGTTTGACAGGGTTTAACATACTTAATAAACCACCAAGACCACCACCCTCTTCTTTAGATGCTGCTTCTTTGCCACCCTTTTCTGGAGTTGGGGTTTTTGCTTTTGCTCTTGCGCTTTCCATTTCCGACTCACGTTGATCTTCAGTTTTGAAGAACTTGTCGGCTTTTGTTGCAGTAGTTTCACCTTTAATTTTAACCAACTTAGCAATATTTTGGCGAAGCACGTTTACATCACGTGCCATACCGGGCAGAGAGATTGAATTCTTTGCTATAATATCAAGAAAAGGAAGAGCCTTTTCAAAGATACTTGTTTCTCTGGCTTCTGTTGGCTCTTCTGTTGCTGGAATGTCTTTTGTCGGTGCAGTTTCTTTTCTTTTTTTCTTTTTGAACAGTGAAGATAAAAATCCACCGGTGTAAGATCCACCGATGGATTCCTTCATTGAACCAAAGTTTTTATATCCAAGTTCTTTGGCTAAATTTTCTAAACTCTTTTTTGCCATTTATCGTTTTTGTTTTTGTGCGTTGATACGTTCTTTTTCTTCTTCCAAATACTGGATCAACAGACCCAAATAAATGTTTCTTTCCCATGGCAACATTTCTTCAAGTTCAGTCAAACTATACTTGTGGTGCTGCATTAAAGCAAAGTTTGTCTGATAATAATTACCTAGTGTATCATAACGAAATATTAGACGAAAAAATTTTGTAGTCCTCTAATCTCAATATCTTCTTCATATCCACATTTGCCGCACTTAAAATGAACATCTTTTTTCAGTTCTGGCATTGTGTCAAAGAACAATTTAATTTTCTCTAAGTCTTTTTGTGACATAGAATCAACAAACTCTACCATCTCTTCGTGTGTAGAATCTTTGGCATAGTACACTTGTTCATCATCATACAGATAGTCAATACAATCAATTAACACATTTACGAGGATTTCATTCTCATTCATGTTCTCATATTTTTGAATCATCTCAAAAGTTGGATACTTCAGACAGATACCAATCTTTTCATTTAACATGAATTTATTGGTGTGTTCGTTATGTAATGTAGGCTCAATCTCAAGCAAGTTTAATTTAAAATCGACTGAACCATTACACGTAGTATCTTCACCCTTATCGTTTTTTACCAAGTTGTTACACTTATATTTTAAATCCACAACTTCTTCTACCGATCTTGCACGAAGATTCATAAACAAATATTCAAGATCAAATGTGGGCAAAGAATCAATGTCAATATCATCCAACACACAATTCTTCAACACTCTGCGAATTGTGCCAATCGTTTCTTTGGCATCTTCCGATTCTGCTGCCATTAAAAACAGTTTTTGTTCTTTTACAAGAAATGGTCGAATACGAATTTCTTGTCCTGTTGAAATCAATTTAATATTATAAATTGGTACGTCAAGTTTTGGTAACATAATTTCCTCTCAATTAAAATGAAAATATTCTTGCGGCAGCAGAGCCTCCAAGTGTAGTCAATGTTTGGCCGATGTCATACTGACCTTCAAAAATTGTACGATAACGTTGATATGAAAATGAGACAGACAATCGATGAAAACCTTCATCCGACCATGTCAATGCTTGTGGTGCTATTCCAACAGGAAAAGCATCAATCAATTCTACTGCATAAATTTGACGAACAACATCATCATATTGTACGATGCGAATATTTGTTAAGTATCGTGTTGGATTGCTTTTCGGAAATCTTGGATTGTTTGTATCGGGTGGAATAATTGCATCCATCCAACGCTCAAACAATTTACGTTCATAGAAATCATTTGTACACAGAAAAGTCAGATTGGTGTCTGTGTATTGTACCCGATATGGTACTTTAAAAGATGGACCATAAATTCTGGCATCTGCTGTTTCTAACGTTCTGCCTGGTAGTTCGGCAGTTTCACATTGAAGTGCAAGATATCTTGATATGGTTGGATTAGAACTTTTTGTTCCTTCGTTTTGAAATCCTAATGTGGAATTAATCGCATCGGATACATCCGAAAACACCGAGTTTGGAAAGTTTAAAACTTTTTCCAAAAAAGAGTTGCCGATTGACTGTCCAATATAAGCGGGCAATGGTATAATAACTTCAAAACGACAAGGACGAGCCAAGCCATCTTTGCTTCTAATGTGTGATAAAAATAGATTAGGTGAAAACGACATTAAAATTTATCCTCTGATTCTGACCAGACTTTACTTGCGCTTGCTTTAGCAAATGATTCTACTGGCAACATGACGGCAATGTCCCACTCATCTGCTGTAATTTCCAAAAAACGAGATTGTATGTGGCTAAACAAATATCGTTTTATGCAAGGCTTTGCTTGAGAGAAAACTTTCGTTGCTCTTGCTAGAAAATCATAACTGATTCTCAGCCTTGTTGTCTCATCATAATCACGGTTGTTTAATATGACACTAAGTTTATCTAATAGGACTATACGCTGCTTTGGGTGTATGTAATGTAAATTTAACCCTAGAAAACCGTCTGAGTATCGTTCTATTGGTATGACCAATGGGAACTTGTCGTAATATGGCAGCGTGTCCTTTGTCTTAGGATCATAGTAGTAAAAATACATTCGACCAATAAAAGACTTGTCTCGGAGTCTCATGCGGTCACGCATCAGTTCACCCTTCGTTGGTCTAAGACTTGGTATTTTTGTTCTTAGCCATTTACGTGCTTCACGTGTGCGTGGTTCATAACCAGACTTTGCCAGCGACTCTTTAACTCTGTCTATTAATTTCTTAGCCATGTTGTATTTATCTTAGATGCCTAGATGTTTCTCAGTCAGCACAAGAAACTGCCAGCCGTGGTCTTTGCAGAACTCTTCGGCAGCATACCACTTGGCTTTGTTGACTTCGTATGTCATGGCTTCTTGGATAAATGTCTTTGTTTTGCGTTTTTGTGTGGGTGGCTTTGTCTGTTTTTCTGGTTTGACTTCAATAATGTAAGTCATCACTTTGCCATCATTTTTACGAATTTTGGCAATGAAGTCTGGAAAATAGCGGTGCTTTCTTTTGTCGATTGGACTAATATAGGGTATAGGCAACTCTTCGGATCCCCACCAAATGATGTTCGGATTCTCATCTAAATATCTCATCACCTTTATTTCCCACGTAGACCTGTAGATAATGTTGGTAGCATCACCCTTGTATTTCTGCGGGTTTTTCGGTCTAAATCTTCCTTTGTTTGACATAAATACTATCTAGTCAACCCATAGGAATCTTTATGCCATTTTTCGGTCTGTCAGACGTTACTATCTCAAAAGAAGATCAAAGAAGAGGACCACTGGCTCCTTTGTTTGCTGGTCCGACAAACAATACTTTTAGATATCCTTTAGATATTGGAAACTATGATAAAGCGCATTACATGGTTATCAATATCTTTAAGCAAAAAAATTCACAATATACGGGTGTTCAACAGAGTGATTCAACTAGAATCGGAGCATTTCAACCGGAAACAGCAACTAGTAAAAGTCCATCCTTTGCTCAAAAAATTAACAGTGCAATAGATAACGCTGTAAATAATCTTACAAGTGGCAAAAGTTTATTTGGTAAAAGTATAGCAACTAATTTTGGCGGTTCACGAAAACAACAAGCACAATCTTTTGACCAAAACTCGTACATTAATAGTGTTCAAAGCATTGAGAATGAATCATTAATTAAGACAACTGAATTGACTACCGATACCGTTGTTCTTTATATGCCAGACACTCTTCAGTATACATTTCAACAGTCATACGAAGAGGCTGCTCTTGGAAATGAGTTGGGTGGTAAAGTGGCAAAAGCCGGTCAGTCCATTCTTCAAACACTTAAAGATGGTGCGGATCCAAAGGCTGCAGGAATTGAAGGCTTAAAAGGTCCTGTTGCGACCGCAGCAGTTCAAAAAGGTTTTGAAAAATTAGGAAATGTCGTAGGTCAAGGTTCAGCCAAAGCCGCTGCGTTTTTAACTTTAGGTGGCGTGAATAATCCTATGCTCGAACTTCTTTATTCATCGCCAGCATTTAGATCATTTTCGTTTGAATTTATGTTTTATCCACGTGACGAAAGAGAAGCATTAGAAGTTCAGAACATTTTAGAGAGATTGAGATTTCATCAAGCACCAGAATTAGATGGCGGTTCTGCTGGACTTTTATTGATACCTCCATCAGAATTTGAATTGAGTTTTTATTATGGCGGTCGTCCTAATCCAAACTTACCCGCAATAGGTCGTTGTGTATTACAAAACATCTCTGTCAACTACGCTCCTAATGGATGGTCTGCTTATGAAATGTTTGGAGAAAATGATCCTCGTTTGGGTAGAACAGGTATGCCAACAGCAATTCAACTTACATTAGAATTTAAAGAAACTGTTATTCTTACTAAGAAAAGCATGACACGTGGTGATGGCGGTTATAAAGGCACACAATCAATTGGCAATAAAGCAGTTGACGTTTATAAAGCATTTAATAGATAAAAAATGGCAAAGTATTTTAACTATTTTCCTCAAACTTTATACAGCCTTTCTGATGAAAAAAACTCGGCTGATTTAGTTACTAATATTATTGCTCGATTTGGTTTTGAAAAAGAATTAAAAGAAAATTCAAATATTTACTATCCTTATGACATTCAAGACGGCGACACACCAGAAATTATTGCCAACAAATATTATGGCTCACCCGAAAAACATTGGATAGTTTTAATGTTCAATGATATCATTGATCCACAATATGATTGGCCACTTGATCAGAGAACAATAATAACATATATTGGCGACAAATATTCCGCTAATGGCGCCGCTAATACAACACCACAAACTGGCCTTGCATGGTCAAAAAGCAATGTAAAATCATATTATAAAGTTGTTACCAGAGTCACAAATAATTCTACAAAAGATTCCATCAAAGAGAAGATAGAAATTGATTCGGGAACATATGCAAATGTAATTCAATCTTCAACCAACTTTACTCTGAATAGTGGTACACAA